CCAGCAACTACCTATCAAAGCCTCTTAGAGGGCGGTCTGGATGCTGTTAAGGCAGAGGTTAGGCAGCGGACAGCATGGCGGTTGGATGGCACGCTGCGTGAATTCCCGAAGTTTGAACCGAAGAATCTGTGGTTCCGGTATCCGGTTCATGTGGAAGATACTGTTGGCGTGCTGAAGGATTTGCAGACGGAAAGCGAAATGCTGCCGTATCAGCGTGGGAACAAGAAGCGAGGCGAAAAAACAAAAGAGACTTACGCCTCACAAAAAGCAGATAAGAAAGCTGCTCTTTTGAATGCTTTCGATGCTTGCAATATGAATGGCAAAGTTACCGTTGATGATATGGCAGAATATCTTGGTATTAGCAGACGAACAGTGGAACGCCGAGTGAAAGAACACGAGGAACTTGTACTCGAAAACGGAGACATAAAAAGAGGAAATATTGGAAAATAATGGAACGACAAAAATTGCGACAACAGTGTATATATAATATACACTTGTCGCTGTCGCAACATTGACGTCAATGACAACAAGTAACAAGAGTGCGAATGCACAGCACTCTTGTAACACTTGTCGTCTGACATTGACAAAAGCGAATGGAGATGGAGTAAAAATCATGACTGAATTTTTCATGCCGATGGTGCCGCCAACCAGTACGCACCAACAACAGGGGCATACCGTGGATAAGTATGGCGTACATCACTTCTACAAAAGAAATAACGGAGAAGCAGAAGCCAAACTGACTGCATACCTAATGAAGCATATTCCAGAGCAGCCGTACAGCGGTCCGATTCAGCTGGTGGTCAAGTGGTGTTATCCCATCAAGGGAAAGCATACGGATGGAGAACCATATATCAATAAGCCAGATGTGGACAACCTGTGCAAGTCACTGTATGATATCATGACACGGCTGCACTTCTGGGATGACGACAAGCAGATATACAGTGCAGTGACTGAGAAATTCTGGGCAGATGTGCCGGGCGTGTATGTGAAGATTGCAAGCACAGCATTATAAAATTTTGGAGGGACGTGACATGACGAAAGAAGAATTATTACAATGCAAAGCAAAGTGCCGTGAGCTGCAGCAAATTGATGAACGTATCAAGCAGCTGCAAGAGGACGCACGCAGCACCAAGGCAGTTTGCTACAACAGCGAGCCAAAAGGCAAGGGCGAACCAATTGCAGCTGTGCAGTTGTATGTGGAACGTTTGGAAGAGCTATCGGAATTGTACGATGAGAAAAAAGCAAAACTGATGCAGGACATTATCGCTGTGGAACGTGCGATCACTTCCCTCCCACCTGACTTGCAGATGCTGATGCGGTATCGGTACATAATGGGGCTAAAGTGGGAGCAGATCAACGAACGAATGTATATATCTGCCACACAGTCAAAGCGCATGCATCATGCTGCACTCAAAAAACTTGGAGCGGAATAAGTTGGACTTTTTTGGACCTTTGGTTTGTGCTATAATAAGAATATCAAAAAATGTAATCCGGTGGGGCAACCTACCGGATTTTTTTATGAAAACAAAATGTTCAGGAGGGAGGAACTTGAACGATGATAACCTGATTCCGCTTGATCGGCGAACAAAGGAAGAACGAAGAGAAATTGCAAGGAAGGGCGGCATCGCTTCTGGGGAGTCCAGACGGGCATATAAGAGCTTGAAACAGGCGGCAAAGGTTTTCTTTCGAGAAAACGAAAACGCAGCTATGGCGGTCGTACAAGCAATGTATGAAGAAGCATTAGGTGGCAATGTCAAGGCTGTGGAAAAATTGCAGGATCTCATTGGTGAAACCGTTCAGCGTGAAGAATTACAGCTGAAAAAGAAAATGTTACAGGCGCAGAACAAGACCGACAATGGGAAAGCAGAAGCTCTGATTGCCGGATTGCAGGAGGGCTTATCAGATGATTTATACACCGAAACAACGGCAGCTGATGCGGATGTGGCAGCAGAAGAAGCTGTGCCGTCTGAACTTACTTGAAGGTTCTGTTTCATCTGGAAAGACTTGGATTTCTCTTGTGCTGTGGGGTTTCTGGGTTGCAACGATGCCAAAAGATAAGCTTTATCTTATGTGCGGTAAATCATTGACAACGCTGAAACGAAATTGTCTGGTGCTGCTGGAAGAACTATTCGGTACATCAAATTTCACGTTTTCCACGTCCGCAAAAGAAGCATATCTGTTCGGGCGGCGAATTTTGCTGGAAGGTGCAAATGATGCCCGATCAGAGTCCAAAATACGAGGTCTGACCTTACAAGGCGCATACTGCGATGAATTAACGTTGTTTCCGAGAGACTTTTTCGTTATGCTGTTGTCTCGTTTGCGTGTGCCCGGTGCAAAACTGATTGCAACAACAAACCCTGACAGCCCAGAACATTGGTTGAAAAAAGAATATATTGAACGCATGAACGAGTTAGATTTGCTTGTCATGCGTTTTTTATTAGACGACAATACAACATTAGACCCAGCATACATCGCCGCTGTTAAGCAAGAATATACCGGTGTGTTCTACCAACGTTTTATTTTGGGAGAATGGGCGATTGCAGAGGGGCTTGTCTATCCGATGTTTGATGCTGCTGTTCATACGGTACAGAATTATCAGCCGTCAAACGATACCATTTATTACATCTCCATCGACTACGGCACAGTAAATCCCTGCTCTATGGGGCTGTGGGCATTGGAACAGGATCGGGCGGTGCGCATCAAAGAAGCCTACTACGGTGCAAGGGCAACCGGTCAGCGGCGCACGGATGAGCAGCACTATCAAACGTTGCTGCGACTGGCGGATGGTTACAACATTCAACAGGTTGTTGTAGACCCATCTGCTGCAAGTTTTATCACGCTGATCAGACAAGAAGGGCGGTTTTCTGTTCGCCCTGCAAACAATTCTGTTTTGGATGGCGTTCGTCTGACGGGTTCCCTGCTGTCGCAAAATCGCATTTTGTTTTCAGACACCTGCAAAGACAGCATCCGGGAGTTCCATCTGTACCGATGGGACGAAACCAAAACAACCGACACAGTAATCAAAGAAAACGACCATGCGATGGATGATATCCGGTATTTCTGCTATACGATTTTGCAGCATACACAATGGGCAGACAAAGGAGGTGGGAAGAATGATTACAAAAAGCGACATTGAAACGGCGATCGGCGAAAAAATTGCGTTGTCCCCTGCAATGCAAGTTGCAATGGAGAATTGGTATCAGATTTTTCTTGGTGAAGGAAAGAAAGAACAGAAAATCGGCTTGCATTTAGCAAACAGCATCTGTACAGAATTCTGCCGTTTGCTGTTCGCAGAATCAGAAATCAAAATCGAAGGAGAAAATCTGCGAGCACAGTTTTTGCAGGAACAGCTTTCAAACCTTCTACCGCTGCTACAAACAAAAATCGGTGTTGGTCTGGCACTTGGTGGCATGGTGTTAAAACCATATGTCATCCATGATCAAATTGCAGTCGATACCGTTCGTGGCGATTGCCTGTTTCCGATTTCGTTTTCTGCAAATGGTGCAATTCATGCGGCTGTTTTCTCAGAACAGTACAGCGAACACGACCGTGTCTACACTCGATTAGAACACCATCGTTTTGATCAGAAACGGCAGCAACATATTGTTTCAAATTACACATTCCGGAGTGATCAGCCCGGTTCACTTGGTGCCCCATGTGAATTATCCGGCACGCCGTGGGCTGGAATGCAACCTACCACGGTTGTAGCTACCTCACAGCCGCTGTTCGGCTATTTCAAAGTGCCAAAAGAAAATTACATCGACCCCAGTTCACCGCTTGGTATCTCCGTCTATGCGAATGCAATTCCACAGATTCTGCAGGCAGATGATATGTGGAGTGCAATCCTGTGGGAGTACGAGTCGAAAGAAACAGCGGTGTTTGCCACTTCTGATCTGTTCAACCGGTTTCACAAGTTGTCAGAACATGACAAGCGGCTGTATAAGGTTCTCAACCGCAGCGACGACGAAAAGCTACTGCCGTATTCGCCGGAGATTCGGGATTCTTCTATGTTTACCGGGCTGAATAAGATTTTACAGCGGATTGAGTTCGCCTGCCATTTTGCTTATGGCACGCTGTCAGAGCCGACAGAAACCGAAAAGACAGCAACAGAAATCAAGATGTCCAAGCAGCGCAGTTATGTGTTTGTTTCTGCGCTCCAACAGCAGCTAGAAGCCGCTTTGCAGCAACTTTTACTTGCGATGGACAAATTAACCAGCTACCACCAGCTTGCGCCAGAAGGCGAATATACGCTTTCCTGCAACTGGGGTGATAGCGTTCTGGAGGATGCGGAAGCTTCTTTTCAAAGAGAAGTTCTACTCACACAGAACGGATGGCTAAAGCCGGAAATTCTGCTCTCGCACCTGTATCAATGCAGTGAAGAGGAAGCTCTGAACATGATGCCGGCACAAGCATCCAATCAGGATTTCAGTCTGTTTGGCGGTGAAAGCTGATGCTAACACCGGAAGCGTACGAACGCTGCACAGACACAATTCTTGCACAATATGCGGACTTGGAAAACGCTATCATTTCTGCCATGACAAAACGCATTTTGAAAATGGGGTTTGTATCCGAAACAACGAAATGGCAAGCAGAACAATTACAAGAAGCTGGGTTGTTGTATACGGATATTCTACAAATCATCGCTGAACGGACAGATGCCACTGTGGCGCAGGTTAAAGCACTGTTTGAAGATGCTGGCGT